GGGTTTTAACCAATGCCTCTTTTTTTGCCTCAACCTCTTGGTCATATTCTTTAACCTGGACATCTGCCTTGGCGTCAACATCGTCTACAACGTCCGCGCTCCAGTTGCTCATTCAAACCACCCCGCTTTATCTGCGGTTGTCAAAAATGTATTGGCAAAATTAGCCCGTCCACTTCTTCGCGTCATATCGGCCTGAATTTCTCCTTCTCGCGACATGATAGATTCAGCCGATAGACCGGATTTGACCAACCAATCGGCTTCTTCTTTATTCACTTTTGACATTAAATCTAGGTAATCGGTAACAGAGCCAGTGACTTTTGCACCAGACGTCGCCGCCAGTGCCTTGGCTTGGGATTCGCTTTGTTCTTGGCGCAACGTTAAGCGTCTAACCGCTTCTTCTGATTCCATGCGTTGACGTTCGGCATTAGCCATGGCTAAATCCTCTTGCTCGTCTGCTGCTTTTTCTGAGGAGTAAATGCCATACCCCGCCATGGCAACAGTTAAATAAGGTAATGCAAGCGCCATTATATTTCCTTCGTCCAGATTGTACCAATAGGCCGGTATCCCATTTTTGATAGTACTTTGCTGAAATCCATCGTATGTAATACCATTTGAGACATTTCTTTAACACCAAATTTCTTAATCATATTGTGACAATATCTTAATAGTCCTGTACCAGCTCCCTTTTTCCGGTATGCAGGTTTTACATAAAGCGCGTCCTGGTAAGCTGCCGTAACGTCGGTATTATGCCCATTTCTGTGTATGATAAAGCAGGCATACCCTATCAATAAACTGTCGTCACGCACACCATAAACAACAAAACTTCCGTGATCTTCCAATATTTTATACCGCTCCCAGTCCATTTTTAAGACTTTTTCTGCACGGATTTCCTGTTATGCTCTCTCTGCAATCCTTCAGATTCAGCAATCAACTCATCACTTAAATACTCTCGTTGGTATGTAATCATAATTTGTTTTGATCCAATTCGCCTGCTATATAAATCACAGTGAGTTTTTGTGGCAAATCCTGCTCTATTGTCACTTTGGTTTCGTAGTCATATCCCAGTTGCGTGACCTCTAAAACCTCAGTGGTTGGGCCTTGGCTGGCATTCATTGGCGTAGGATTATGCCGTGTTGGTGGTAAGTAACCATTAATTTTCGGAATAAACGAATTATAAATCTTGATGAATAGCTTATTAAACGACTTCCACCAAGTTTCACTACCACCGGTTGGAGAACCTTTGTTAATCGGTAAGGTAACCAGTCTTTGCTGGAATGCGTAACCCGCTTGCACCAAATTAGCAGGCTCAGCCAATGTTATTTCTCCCGATGCATTAACGGTCTTAATTCCAACATAATTTCCATCTGCAAACACGCTAACATCTTCGGAGGTGTTGCCCAAATATTCATCAAAGCCACTAAATATGGTGGTTGCCGTTACCCTGAATTCTTCAAGAATCGAATCCATAAACAAATCAGGGTTAGTTCTTTCTAGCTCATATACGTCAAATAAACCGTAGAATTTAAGTGTCAGTAAGTCCGTGCGCTGTAAATCGTTGCCGGTGGCAATAGCTGTAAAATCACCCTGTGAATTATGTGTGCTCCATCCCCAGACGTTGTTAGATCGTTCGTAAACCAATGATATTAGACTTTCATCATCCAAGTGCACCCACAAAATATTGTTCGGGTCACGCTGCCATGCCATTTTTTTAATGCGTGCTTCAGTTAAATTTTCGCTGAAAAAGGTTAAGTCAGTCGATTTAAATTTGTCTTGCTGCCACACATATTGCATGGCCCTGATTTTCCGTCGATCAGGCGATGTGTACAATATTAAATCACCAATTTTGACCGGCTCTACAAATGCTGAACCATAACTCGATTGCTCTTGGATCGAAAAATCCCCGGCATAAATTACCCCGCCTTGGGATGTAATTATAAATTCCTTTTCAGACGTGCCTATAATTAGATTTTTCCCCGTCAGCATCCATTGGATAACACCTATATCATTAATGGTAAGCGTAAAAGAATCTGCTGCGTTAATCCCAGGTGTAAAATCCAAATGGTTATCTGATACTGATCCCCAAAATTGTAGGTTTCTTGTTGCCAAATACAGCTTGCCTTCATTTATAACGCCTACCGCCGGTCGAACTGTCGTCCATTCTACTGGGGGTGATACAAATACAGTGGGGGCAAACGTATAAATAATGTTAATCGGGTCATAGGTTAACGTCTGTACCGGCTGCTCGCCATCCAGCATATAAACCCTTTTATTTTTAATATCGTTTATAACCCTTATTTTGCTTGTATCATTCCATGGGTGGGGGAAAACGGCAGCGCCACCTATTGTGTCAAATAGGCTCACAAGGTCTACGTTTATAGTATTCTGGTTTACGGCTGCATCACCCTCAACCACGATGTAAAAACTTGCAACATTAGGAACAAACGATAGACTAAAATTGTCATCTGTTACCGCCATGTTAGGAATTATTGAGCCGTTTGTTGGCGTTGTGCCTACTCTAATATTGTATGTAACTATTGAATCTGTGTGTACATGTAGTGTGTACGTATCCGTAATAATTGGAACAGTAACTAATTGAAATATATAAGCATAATTGGTATTGGTTCCAGGGTTAATTATGGCTTGGTTGTTGGTAAATACAACATCACCCCTGCCAGTTTGACCGACTGCCCAAAAACTACTGCCGTTACTAAAATCACGATTCTGTAAATATTCGCTGTTTTGATCTAATCCATAGCTATTAAATATATAGAGTAATCCCCCCGTAGGGTCTGATGTAATAATAAATCCTATATATTCTCCAAGTGCTGTTTGTACTGATCCAAGAACCGCCCCTGGCTGCATACCAATTCGTGATATTTGATCCATTCCATCCCTGGTAATAGCAGGGCCACGAGAATCTGGGTACATATTAAGCATTTCTTCAACGCCGTTCTGGTATCCCTCAGTGTCAGTTCGACCTGATACTAATGGCGATACCTGTCCAGCGGCAAAAGAGTTTTGAATGGTTGTGATTTTAGGCATGGCAGCGCCTACACGAATGGGCCAAGCGTAGTGGTATTGCTAAACCTTGCCAGTGTTAACGAATTATTTGTGAGTTTTTCGGACGTACCCTGCATATTTTCGGTGGACATGGCTATCCGTAATTTTTGTTGATACAAAGTGGCCATAGTTTCTTGCAATGAAACTGATCGTTTAATAGGTATTGCTAAATCCATAGCCAGTCTTGCAGATAATGCCTGCTCCATTCCCGGCGTGAATTTGGTGGTGTCGATAATTCTGATTATCGTTTTAATGTAGAGTTTCTCTGCATCGCTCATAATCACTCTACTGTCATCTTCATTGGCCTCAATTCGCCATGGGATGCCTTTACCTGAGTCTGGGTCTATCGGCGTATCATTGACCCTTAGCACTCGTATAACGTTGGTAGGCACAAGGAATTGATTAGAGTATCCCCAAGGCGGTTTTACTGTTAGCGGCGTAAGCAAGTAGCGTTTTGTAGCAAAATTCCATCCACCTTCCTCAAGGACTACATCGCGAGCGGCGGCATAGTTATCGCTGCACAATTGAGCCTCGACCGAACCGTCGATAGTCGTGTCTAGGTTGGTTATGCGATTACCGCCTACCCATCCTAACGCACGATTACAGATAGTGACATCAGTCATTAAGCGGCCTTAGATTTCTTGTGCTTAATCTTGTCCTTTTCGGATTTTTTAACCTCTTCCAGCATTGCTTTTTCTTCTTCAGCGTCAACTTCGGCTTGTGCTTCGGCTTTGGCCTGGGCTATAGCTAAATCTTTGGCGCGCTTTCGACCGGCAACCGCTGCAAGTTCACGCGCTTCAATGGCTTTTTTCTTCCCATCTTCGGTATACATCAAGATCGATTTCAATTGGATTCCAAGAATCTGGGATATACCTTCAGGCTCCGCACCGGCAGCCAACATTTTATTTATTTCCTTTACGTCACTAATATTTGGGCCCGATTTCATGCGATTACTCCGTCAGTTTCTAAGTATGCTTCTACGATTTGTACAATTGTTTCGTGGATTATTCCATTACCGACTTGATTACCAATGGTATCAGTGCCAATTAATATGGCAACTTCTGTTAATGGTACTGCCGCCGCATTGGCTCTCACAGTAGCAATGCCATTAGCGCCGGTAATCTCTTTTGATAGACCCGCAATAACGCCAAAGGTGTATTGTGTGTGATTTAAAAACCTGTCAGCAAGTTCTAACGCACTCTCAACAATACGTGATTTCATATAGCCTTGAGTCGTCTCGACCGTTGTACCGATTATAAATACTACCTCATCGGCGTTAGGGTCAGATGGCAGCGTATCGCGCACTACATCTCGTGTTACGCCGCCGACAAATGATGTGTATTGTATCGTCATATTAAAAATAGGGGGATTGCTCCCCCTTGTGGTTAAGTATTATCTACTCTCAATACTTTGATTTGCTCATCCTCAACACGGACAGCACCCATAGTGGCTTGCGCATACATTCTCCATGCGAATGATACGCTAGGGTCTTCCTGTAAACGAGTCCACACGTCTTTATTGACTTGTAGGCCCATTGCAGCACCGGTGTAAAAGAGCAAGTCTTTAGTACCAGCACCACCGCCCGTATCGCCACCATCAAGCAATCGATTAGAGACAATCCAGGTAAATCCCATCCAGTTTGGCACAATGCCAGACTCGGACAACATCTGTAATGCGCCGCGCTCATACGTATAGTCAGAGCTGGTTTGCTGGGTTAATTGCAGCAATTTACGCACTGATGTGGGAGTTACTACCGCAACTTTAGGAGCATCGGGGAAAATTTCGTCAATTCCGAATGACTCAACAATCGCGGTTACAGCGTCAAAACTTATTTTGGCAGTGTAAGCACCAACCGCATTTGCAGTGTAATCAAATGCAGTAGTTGTACCATCACCATTAAGCGCCGCGCCGGTAGCTGCTGCGATAATACGGTCATCGACTTTACGATTCATCGCCATCGCAAGCGTGTTAACGCCGGTCGATAGCGGGTCAATGATCATCTTAGCGATTTCGTCCGGTTCAACACCGTCACCGGCGTGAAAAGGCATAGGCACTGCAACGCGCCTATAGTTAGGGATATTTTGGACGGGTGTAGGCGTAAGACGAGTATTTTTATCCGTCGCCTCGATTATTCCCTTGATATCCCAATTATGGTTTTGTGATTGTTCTCCGCGCTCTTGAGTCGTGCCGCGCAGTTTTGATCGTTGTTGCTGTGTTCGATACCGTACTTGGCGCTCAAAACTCTGCACCTGGACGGAAGTTAGATCAGTAGCCATGATAGCCCCTCCAATTAGTTGATAACATTACGTTTATTTCCGTAGGTTATCAGCGTAATTGCTGGGCCGTGCGTACCGTTTAAGTCTGGGTTGACTCGATCAAGCCAGTAGGTTATTGATCTGTTTACATTATAGCTTGTTTATTAAGTGCTTGCATACTCTTGTAGCTGCGCCCATTCTGTTTCTAAGTATCTGTCACGCGCTTCAGAATCTTGCTGATTAACGATGTGATCTTTGTTGGCTAGTATTTCCTGCATTTTTAAGTCAGCTTCAATTGGTGTTAAACGGTTATTGTTGTGCCCACCAACCTGACCACCGATTTGCGGATTCTGTGTACCAATCTGTTCTGACACCGAATAGAATACCTCGGCCATTTCTGGATTTAGCCGCTCTGCATTTTGGCCTGAAGCGTTGTTAAAAGCTGCTAATGCCTGACCCATGCGGTCTGGGTATGCCATGCCCCACTTGTCTTTTAATGCCTTGTCTTGCTTTTCGGTGGCGAATTGTTGTTGTGCAATCATTTCCTTATCGGATTCCATCAGGATTTTGGCCATGCCGGTAAACTGTGTTGAGGTCATGTTATTGACTAATGCTGATTCTGTAAGCATTTTCTTACGTCCGTCATCCAGGGTTAAGCCTTCGACCTCTGGAAATTGATATCCTTCAGCCGTATCCGGTTTACCCATGGGCCTCATCATGATATTTGGCGCTTTACTGACCAAGTTTTCGTAAAATGCTTTCTGGTCTTCTTTCGACGCCTCGCTAGATGGAAGCCGAATAGCCTGGGTCAAGTCATTCTTAAGCCCGTCGCTCTCAGTTCTGAGCTTTGATGCATAGGATTTCGATTCTTTGTAGTTTTTGCATAGGGTATTAAAATCGGGTATGTCTGCAAATACCGCATCATTCTGGTATTCAGCATTAACCTTTGCTTTTACATCGTCGGGTAAGTCATCAAATATCATTCTTCATCTCCAATCATCTTTAAAATTTGGGCTATTACATCGTGTTGTGCTGCTTTGGCCTCTACTGACAGGCCATTGGGTCTATCAACTGTGAGTAGGCAACTGTAAAACTGCTCTTTCATATTATCGAGTACAACTTTACCATCGGGCGTAGTGAATAACCGTGCATAAGCAATACGCATAGGGTCATTTTTAAATCGATCCTTGGATTTTTCAAGTGCTTTTTGTAAGGATTTATCAGGACTGTCCAACGTCTGCTCCCATTTGTTGTGCGGTTGCTACGGATTGCGCGGCGTCTCCACCGGCCTGAGCCATTGCTATCTTATTTGCCATTGCTGCCTGTTCAGCCTTGGCTTTACGCTCTCTTTTGATCTTGTCATCATCGTTAAGGATATCAATTGGTACACCATCGAGCCTTGCAATGCGTTTAGCTACTGCATCGATGTTAGGGATATCCAAAACTTGTGGAAATCTCTCACTTAGTCCGACCATGCCCTGCATGTATAATTTGATCGCTTCAGATTCTTGGCCTTTTTGCGCCAAAGCCAGTGGCCCCATGTACTCAATGTCCAGTTCATCCTTATCTTGTGCCACCGATTTAGGCATAGGAGGAAATTGGCCACCTCGATATAGCGCCCAAAACAGGTCTTTTAACATTGGGTCAAACAAGTCATTGGTTAACCGGCCATAGGTTGGGCCTAAGAATTTCTGTGTTTGCCTGATCCGCTGTGATGTTTCATAAGCGGTCATTTGTGGCGATTCTTTTAGCTGGATATAATTTGTGTAATAAAAATTACGGATTTGTTCTTGCTGATGATCCAATAATGACTCTGCAACATCCAGCCGCATCCCTGATTCTAATACTCTGATACCGTTGATATCATTTACTACATTTGAGCTACCGCTACCCGTTTCCAGGTCGCCCCATACATTGCCGGCATTAACCAAAATCGACGGGTCAATTGCCTTAGCACCTGCTGCTAGCTCCATTTCTATTAGTTTTTGCGCGGTTAGAATTGATCCCATCGCTAATGTGGTTGGAGAATAGCCGAATTTACTGTCAATGTGTCTACGCCATCGAGGGATGTAAACCTGCATGGAGTAGTATCCTCCCTCCTCTCCCAGCGCATCTTTAGTTGTTTTGATTATGTACTTGTAGCCAAATGGCCGGGCCTTGGGCGTGATGATCTTGCCGACATCCTCTGTTTTGTTATCGCGCGGATAGATGCAGAATAAAACCTCTTGATCTACTGTCGCGCCATCTGTGGTTTTAGCTTCGTCTTTGATTCGTTCCGGTACGTGCTTACCCCATTTTTCCACCATCTGCTGGGCGGTCATCATGATTTGGCGGATCCAGGTGTGAGGCCGGCCATCTACATAGCTCTCAGTCCAGAATGATTCCTTTATCTGGATTCCCTTAAACGCTACGCCTTTCCACTTCTTCGGGTCTTCATTGAGTACCTCAAAGGTTAGGGTTGCCGGGCCATAGGCGACAAGGCCTAGGTACATTTCTGAGATCTCTAAACTAAAGTTGCTGTCTGATATCGTTTGCTGCGCGATACTGTCGCATTCCTCCATCCATCGTATCTTTTCTGAGTTCTCATTTGATTTTTCTGAGCGGTATTTGTATTTCTTCCAGCGGGTTGCATCGCTAGACATGTTCGCGTGGATATCTGCTGCGAGTAATTGGCAGCCCATGACAGCGGTTGTGTCGTAGATTCTTCGTGCCATGAGCCAATCTAGGCTGGATTCAATTTTGTTCTCTCGGTAAAACTCGCCGGTGAACGGTAGTGCATAGCGTTCGGCCAAGTCCCAAACCTCTCGGGTTGTTGATCTTTCCGACCAGAGTGCGTCCTTTAACTGTACGATTC